AACCACCTTGATAGCTAATACTGTCTAATAAACCTGGATAAGTGATTGCATCTTTGATGATGTCTGTGTCAGGCTCAAGACTAATGATACCAGCTTCCAGCTGATAATCAGCACGAACCTTGGTTGGCTCTACAACATATTTTTCATTAGGGTTGACACCTGGACCCACAGTGCGGCCAATAAAACCTTGAGTCTTTTTAAATTTAGGCTCTTGTATCAACTGATCCAGCGTGGCCGCCAGGAACTGTTTGTTTACATCAGTCTGAAAAATTTCAGGTAAAAAATCTACGCTTCGTACTTTTGCCATTAAATGACTCCACTGCCTGGTGCTGTTCTAAGATTGGTGCTGGTCAAGGCTTCAATCACATCTATATTAGTTATGTCTGCTCCATTCACAAAGATTTGGTTGGGTTCAGATCTAATCTCATACAAGTCTCCAAAACTCTTTTGTGTGTCTAGTGGTACCAACACAACAGAGCTGATGATTGTGCCTAGTTGTCTGTGTAGGTATGCTGCCAGTTCAGAGAAGTAGAAGGTGTCACCAAAGTTCCATTTGTCTATGCTGAAATAACTATTCATCTCTGCCACTACTGAACTCTTGATCTCGCTGGTCGACGCGGTTGACCCTTGGGCACGAATCACTTTGATTGTGGCTCGTAGTTGTTGTGCAGCCTTGGCACCAAACAACGGCTTGAAGTTTACAGAGTTCAACACAATGTTATCTGAAATCATCTTGTAGTCATCGAGTCCTTGATAGGCAGTTGACAGTTCATCAATTGTGGGCACACTTGGCTCAATCACGGTACCTGTTGTGTCACGGATCCAGTTTTGATAGGCTGTGTAATAACTCTGTGTGACCACATACAAGTCAATAATGTTTGTGGTACCTGGATCAATACGATTGGTCAGCGGTGAGTTATGACGATACTGGAAATACAATGCTTGTCTACCATTACGAGCAATCCATCCTGATTGCTGAACCAATGTACGAACATTGTTTACGTTGATACTCAACAACCAGAATGTGCCTTGGCTGTAGGCATAAAATATCTGTCCTGGTGTCCACTCAGTCTTGACCAATTCAATGGCATCAATTGTGGCATAGTCAGCATTTACCACACCAGGCTCCACCAACAAGTAGCGTTGCAAGTTGTCAAAGTCCACTGTTTGTTGCAAGAAAATCCATGGAGAGTTTACACTGGGCGTTGCAGGCACAGTGCCTACAATAGTGTTAAAGAAATCTGGATCATCGGGTACGCCATCGTTATCACTGTCTCGATAGCTGACTAGCACCTGAAAGTCATCAACATAGCCATCACTCTCTACAGGCTGTCCGATAATGTTCATTACTACATCGCCTTGCAATGGAGAAGATGACGCAGGTTGTGAGTTCATAGCCAACACATTGATAAAGTCTTTGATAATGGTGCCAGTTCTGCTGTCATAGATTAACTGATTGTCATAGAAGAAGAATCGTGTCTGTAGCACCGAACCAAAAGAATAGGCCAGGCCACGGAAGGTTACTGTGTAGTTTTGATTTTCAACCACAAACTGTACCAACCAACTGGCATCATCGTTTCCGCCTGCTGTGTCTCCTGCATAAGTTTGGCTCCAGGTTGCATTTTCAGCAAGATTAGTGCTGGTAATAAGATACCAGGTGCCTGCACGAATAGTAGCACCTTGTGGCGTGGTAATAGTAGTGTTGGCATAGCCTAGACCAAAGTCACGAAACAACTCAATTTGTTCTGCCATTTGTTGTTCAAGACTTACTGGTAAGTCTGTAGTAAACAATGGAATAATAGTATTGACCACTGCGCCTGTGGGCACAAAGTTATTGATAGTAACAGGACCAGCGCCGCTCAACAAGTTGCCTTGTCCACCATTGTATCCATCGCCAATGATGGCTTGAGGGGCAGCCCAAATAGAAGTTTTTTCATCTGGCTTGGTTGGTGTACCTGGTTGAAGTTTGTTATTTTTATCAAAGTAATATGCTACACCATTGATTGTGGGTGCAATAAACTCAATCAGACTGCCAACTTGTACATACCGGAAGTCCCCTGCGGCGTCTGATCCAACAGGAATAGCATTGCCTACGGCATTTTTAAAGTAACCTGTGGTTTCATTGGCCAAAGTAGTTGATTGTTGCCAAGTACTGTCAGCAGTTGAACCTGAATTGACAGTGTCAATACGTGGAAAGTTGGCGTAATAAAACTGCTTCATTGTATCTTCGCCTAGTGCAGGCTGTGCCTGATTGGTAATGAAGTCTGCAATTTCGTTGCGATTGATCCAGCTGAATAAAATAGTAGGAAGAATATTTTGTTCCCATAACGCACCATCGCTAGAAAATGTGTTGGTAGACGAGTACTTGCCAGTATTGTCAACTAGATCAAGGTATCGACTTGTACCAATTGAGCTACGGTTCAGAGCTTTGCTTTTGATAATTGAGTTGTAAGCAGTGTACGGGAAAAGATTATAGTCTTCTCCATTGACCATGCGATTCTGTGTGTAGTACTGAGCAGGAGCACGTTGTTTAATCTGATCAATGGTTTCACGTGCCTGAGCATTGCTCACAGGTTGTGTAATGCCACAGGTGAATGTGATAGTTTGCAAGTTGCCGTTACGATCAGTGTAACTGATAGGCAATGCAACGTTTTGCATTTCTTCAGGATTTATAATGTATTGCAATCCATTACTTGCACGAGTGTAACAACGGAAGATACCCACAGGAATCTCTGAAAACACTCCATCGCCAAAAACCAAGGTGATCTGATCATTAGCACGACTGGTAGTTGAATAAATTGGGCGCAGTTCTACTTGTTGCTCTGCGGCTGCGGTGTATACACTTTCTACATAGGTCCACTCACGATTGATATTACCAATATTGTCCAACTGAAATAACCAACGGTCTTCGTTGTTGACCCCTTCAACGTTGATGTTAACTGTGCGATTGCTGATACGTTCGGCCAGATTAAAGTCTGTGTTTTGCAATGTACCTTGTTTGAATGCAAAGAAGTAGCCTGTGTTGGCGCTGGCAAAGCCTAACTGGTCATTGCGAAACAAAATATTAAATGGTGCGTTGGGCACAGGACTTGGTTCATACAAGTAATCTCTGCCAACTGACGTAGAAGTAATTGCTTCAAATGGCATGTTTACTCCGTCAACTGTGGCTGTGTAAGGGATCACCGGCAAGAAGCCACGAATCAAATTTAATGCGTATTCGTCAGTACGCACACCTAGTAGTGTTTGACGATTGCCTGGACGACCTACACGTTGTGTGTCCACCATGGCTGCATTGATAATAGCAGTAAATTGTTCTTGCCAGTCTGGATTTGTAGGATCAGCCCAGTCCACAGTAACATTGGCCAAGTTAATGCCGTTGTAGTCCACAACGTTTTCTGTTGTAGTAACATTGAATACTTTCAACAGGCCTTGTGCGGCTGTGTTGCGTTTGGGACTGTAGCTAACCAAATTAGCAAGGCGCACAACTGAATCTCTACGTTCAGCTGTGTCCATGTAGTTTTCTCGAGTGTTTAAGTCAGTACGGAATGCAAGTGATTGCCCCATGAACGCAATAATGTCCAAGAGCGCAATAAATTCACTTGATTCAATGTAGTCATTGAATGTTTCTGGGTAGTACAAGCGTAGATAATCTACAAAACTCTTGCGTAGAGTTTCAAAATCGTAGCTTTGGAAGTCTGCTTCTCTATACGTTTGATAGATCTGCTTCCAATCTTCTACACCAAATATTGCCGTCTGTCTTGTGGTTGTTGCCATTGTTCTGTAACCTTTTTGTCACTAAAGTATTTATGGTTACTAAAAACGGCGTAGTTATACGTAGGAGGCTTTGCGCTGTTGTTGATCAAAAAAGATGCTGAGTATTTCTGCATTTTGTGTGGGCACTACAGTGAGTTGTATCTCAATCAAGATACCGTTTTCTTGCGGATAACTCTGAACATCACTGATGAATATTCTAGGGTCACCGCCTGCTACACGTTGTACTTCAGCGTTGATTGAATTTTGTGTTTGAGTTGTTTGTGGTTCAAACACATAGTCCCATAGCACTGTGCCGTATCCAGGACGGCCAGGCAGTTGTCCTTGACGTATGTTAAACGCATTCAGCAGGTCACGCTTGATCAGTTCAAAATCTGTCAGGGTAAACTTTTTGTACTGATTGATAGTATTAAACCCAATGAATGTAGTCATGTTAATATTTATATGCTTTGTAAGTCAGCTTTGAACCGCTGAATATTTGTTATGTCTTTGTCCAATAGTTCTATCAATAACTCAACATTCACTATGACCAGATCAATTTTGGTAAGGAATGCTGGAGATGTGCTGGTGGATCTTAGTGCTTGTAGGCCGGCCAAGGCCGCAGTTGCTTCACTCTTTAGTGCAGTTATCCTAGCTTCTCTAGAATCCACTGTAGTAGATATTAGATCCTCACTAAAAATGTTATTGGCTTTGGATTCAACGATTGCAACGTTCTGACTAATTGTTTTTAGTGCCAGCGTTGCCGCTTCGTCAAACACTCCGCCACTGTAACTTAGTTTTGGTATTTTTTCGTTACCAACAACTCGTCCTAGGGCGGCATTTAGTGTGGCTCTATCAATGGTGTTTGTTGATCCAGTTATTGCTTTGATATTCAATGTTTCGTTGCCAATCTTTTCATCAACTAGATTAACTGCAAATGCCCCGTCTTTGGCCACTTGGTTAAAACTGTCAGTAATACTTGCAGGCAATCCAGATTCTCCCTTGGCCCAAGCCAATGTATCTGTAACACTCTTGGCTGCGTTTAATGCCACCCCACTGAGCAGTTGTGGGTTTAACTTGTCAGTTGGTAGTCCAAGCGTGGTAAGTTGTGCTACGCCAGTGGTCATGAGACCTTGTTGAATCTTATTTTGTGCCGCAGTGTTTGTTAACAAATTTTCTACTTGATTTATGCCATCTTTGCCGGTCCAAACTGAAGGACTTTTAAGCACTGATGTTAGTGAGTTTTGCCCAGTTGATAGATACTTGGCAGCAGTACCTGGTTTAACGTAGCCTGCAGTTTCCAACTGTGATGCATCAAGTCCAAAACTTCCCACACCCACTGCATTGGTCAACAGGTCTGATGGTTGTCCTGTTAGTTTGCCGGCCTGTGCTAGAACACCGGTAACTTGACTGGCATTTATAGATCCTATGCTAGATAATCCAGGTAGCTGTTTTGCAAAGTCTCCTGGATTGATGCCGTTTAGCACTGGTAAATTAGTCAATGCAGATGTCACACCATTGGTGGCTTTGCTGACTAATGCTCCTAGACTGCTTATTCCTCCAGCTAATTGTGCCTGTGCACCTGCAAGTCCAGAGGCAGCCTGTGTGGCAGCACTAAGAACATCTCCTGCTTTGAAACCTGTTAAGGCTCCAGTTTTAACTTGTTTTTCAAATATGGCCTGTGCTTGTTCTCTAGTGAGAGTAGCCGGACCTTCAATAGTAAATTGTTTAGCGGTGCCTTCTGCATCGCTTGGGGATTTCACATACTGTTCTAAATTAAATGTATAACTTGCCATGTTATTCTGCCCTTATTTCAACACCTGCTGGCACAGGTTCAGCACCTGGTGGAGGTGTAGGAGTGCCTTCTTCCAGGGCTACCTTGACGTCAACCCCTTCGTTGTGATAGCTGTAGGGTTCATGAGTAGGAGCACGGCTCACAATGCTTTCAAGTCCGTCTGGCAGTGTTTGCCAACCAGTACTGGTGTTGAACTCTGTGTCGTCCATGACTGTTTTGACTAGAGGTTTAGGTGCTGGTACTGTGGCTGCTGATGGGCCATTAAGGTCAATACCGCCTGCAGAAAATATCAATGTGCTACCGCCATTCCAACTGCCAGACCCTGCGCTGTTCAGTGCAAGTGTTCCATCAGCTAGTACGCCAATATAACTCTTGCTGTAGAGCTTTAGATTTTCTTGTGCAGTAGCAGTTAAATTTAATTCAGCTTCTAGTGTTATATTTTCTTTAGACTTGGCATTGATGTTACGGCCAGCGTACATGTTGATGTCTCGATCGGCATGTAGGTTGATGTCACCCTGGGTTCTTACGTTGACAGAGTTGGTACTGAAAATATCCACAGTGCCTTCGAGACCAAGCTCAATCCAAGTTTGTCCGTTGGCATGTATGATGTAGAAGAAGTCTCCAGAATCACTCATGGTAATTTGATGACCTTTGGCTGAACGCAATCGGAACAGGGCATTGTTGCCATCAATGTTGCCATCATCCATGGTCAGTGTGTGCCCGCCCATGCGACCAATAACTTTCACGTCTTGTGGTTTGAGATCGCCTGATCCAATTTTGGTGCGTATGTCGCTGGGACTTGCACCACCTTGGTAAATGGCAATTCCCGGAGTGCTGACACCAAAAACAGCACTAGGTGATTCACGTTGGCTTGAGCTACCAATAGGTCCACGTTCAGGATCATTGATTAAACCTTGTTGAAACATTGCTGCCGCCAGCACACTGTGTACAGGTTTGGGTTGATCAAAAAATCTAGGATTATTTGCTACACCAATATTGCTGTCATTGATCTCAGTCACAGGGGCTTGTGTGGCTTTGTCAAGATAGGTCTGTTGATTGACATTGGCAGGATCAGACGGTACAAAGTTTGTGGCAGCACCAATAGCAGGAATCATGTGGTTGATGCCTTGCTCGGGCACTACACCAATGTAGTATCCTTGATCTCTGTCACCGTTGATGAATATACAAACCACAGTAACACCCACATCTGGAGGAGTAAACCACATGCCATAACTGTTTCTGTTACCTGGGTATGTGCCTTGATCTGAACTGGTGCCTGCTTTGGGTGTTGCACCATAAAAACTGGGCAAGTAATCAACTGTGGTCCATTTGGTAGTGTCATTCATGTTACCATCATTGAAGGTAGTGATGAACACTTGTAAACGGCCGCTGCGTGTGGGGTCAATATTGTTCATTACCACACCCAGGAACGGACCGCCTTCAGAAGGTACACCACCACGATCAAGTTTGTAATTGCCTGGACGGCCTCTACTGCGTTGCGTATTTTCTGACATTAGAAGTCTCTTTCAATTTGCTGGTTAGATGGTATGGTAACGCTGTTTGGATCCAGTGTAACATCAAGCCCAATGTTGGTATTGGGATCAGCATTGGGATTGAATGCACTTTGTACATCTCCGTTGGCTTCCAAGAATCCAGGTGCTGGCAACCCTGTGATACCAATGTTTTGTCCGTCGCTGGTTGGTGCAGATTGTTGTGCGTTGTCTACTGCGGCATCGCTATTTGGCGGCGTTCCAGGTGAATTATTGATTGGTCGCGTGTTGTCAATACCTGCTGGTGCTTGTGTTGTGCCTGCACCTAGGTTGGTATTAGGATCGCTTGCAGGATCTGTAGGTCTGCCATTGGTTTGATCGGCAACTGCATTTGACGGAGTTGTTGCTGTGTTCTTTAGATCTTCTGTTGGATAATAGTACAATGATCCGTCAATGGTTTGTTCAAATCTACCCTGGCGGAATTCAGACACACACTTGATAGCATGATACACATAACTGTTTATGGGTTTTCTTGCTTTGTTGGCTTTGCCATAGGGATCAGCCAGGCCAGTCTTTAAATCATAGTCCTGCGGCTTCTGCCACTCTATGGCAAACATCACCTGCGACGAATCAAAATTAATAGTGCCATCAGGCAAGAACCCGTTGTTGTCAAATCCAGAAATGCTTACACCAGCGGCTACACTGCCTTGTTGTATCCACGCAGGATCTCCTACAATTTTTATTTTACCCCTGGCTAGGTCACTAGGGCTGTACAAACTTTCGCCAGCATTAGCGCCAATTTCGTTGGCGTCTGATTCAGCTCCTGCACGACTTTCTGAACTGGCCGATTGATGTGTGTACTTGGTCAGTTCACGCATGCTACTGGTTT